CCCACTCTAGAACCAACAAGCATTCCAAGCGCACAACCTTCTGTCATTCCATCAAGCCAACCTTCAAAACGTCCTACACCTAGACCTACAAGACATCCAACTCCTAGACCTACACGTAGCCCATCACGTCAACCTACTTCTTTCCCATCTGGAATGCCTACTCTAGAACCAACAAGCATTCCAAGCGCACAACCTTCTGTCATTCCATCAAGTCGTCCTTCAAAACGTCCTACACCTAGACCTACAAGATATCCTACACCTAGACCTACACGTAGGCCATCACGTTGGCCAACTTCTTTTCCATCTGGAATGCCTACTCTAGAACCAACAAGTATTCCAAGTACACAACCTTCTTACCAAGACCAAACATATCATATAATAAGAAATCCTACACAAATTCCTAATCCTATATTAATTCCTACTCCTAGTCCTATGTTAATACCTACAACTGTTCCTACATCATATCCTATAGCTAATCCTACAGCTAATCCTATAGCTAATCCTACACGAGAACCTACGCCTGTTCCCACTCATAATCCTACAGCTAATCCTACACCATATCCTACAAGAGAACCTACAGCTAATCCTACACCATATCCTACAAGAGAACCTACAGCTAATCCTACACCATATCCTACGGCAGAACCTACCGCTAATCCTACAAGAGAACCTACAGCTAACCCTACAAGAGAACCTACCGCTAATCCTACAAGAGAACCTACCGCTAACCCTACAGCTAATCCTACAAGAGAGCCTACACCAATACCTACTCAAGAACCAACGGTTGAACCTACACAAGACCCCACACACGACCCGACAATTGAACCTACATTTCAACCTACGCGTAGACCAACCGCAAAACCGACTTCTAAACCAACCGCAAGACCAATAAGCAAACCAACATCTAAACCAACACTAATAAAAAATATGCTTACAATTGAATGAATCGTAATTATAACGGCAATGGGATTGGGATTTATATTGGTTCTCGCGATTATTTATTATCTAATTCTTTATATTTGTCAAATATACTACTTATATCAGCTTCTTCAATGACTACGACAGGAGGACTCGGCCATTCAGAGAAAGCCATGGCTTTCGTGGTCGGTCTTTCCATCGCCAAAATCGCATAAAGTGCTTTAGCCCTACGTTCCAAAGGCGATTTTATCCCTAGAAACTTTCGAGATACCTGTTTCCACCGCCATTCAAATTGTAAAGCAGCCTGCCAATTAGGAAATCCTTCTATATGACAAACGCGTCTCCATACGTTACCATTCGTAATACCCTTTTTCAATTTAGCGGTCGTAGCATGCGCACCTCCCTTGATTTCCCCATTATGTTGCCTTAAACGATGGTCTAAATTAACAGTGGCACCCACATATGTCGCACCATCAATACATTCTAATAAATAAACATAACTACTCATTCTATGTCATATAGAAATATTTCTATATGACTTCGCATCCTACCACTTCGACTTCTTCACCATAACCGTATTCGCCTTCTTCTTACCCTTATTCGGGTCATATTGGTCATCTTCGTCTTCATCCGTCATCGATTTCGACATCTCCCAGAATTCGTTGGATCCCAATCTAAAATCGGGGCGGTCTTGGGCTTTATACCAAAAAATCTGGTCGTTCAATTTATTCGATTTCGCATTATTATTAATCACTAAACATTCGTAGTTCTCCGTCGTTTGGTCCATCACAGAGCAGAAACTCTCCAATGTAGGAAACATAGAGGCATAATTCTCCCAGATACGCTTACGATTCGTCAAATAGGGTTCTCGTAGAATGAATACATAATCTATATTTGTACGCATAGAGGGCGGAATACCCAAGGGGTATTGCATGGTTATCACAAGCATAACTTTCCAATGTCGCCCGTTCATAAAAAGCGTGCGCATAAGAGCGCATTTCGTCCACGACTGGTCATATAGACAATCATCCAAGATGACAAATGTACGGGGGTCTATCGTGGACCTCCTATACGTTTCCACCTCTTTTTGCACCTGTTTCAACGCGACCTTTTGCCTTCGGAGAACGTTTTCTATGAGAACCTTATTATATTCATGATGAATGAAGAGCTTGGGGACGTGTTTGGCGTAAAAACCATTACCGGCTTCTGTGCCGGAAATAACAGTACCTATAGGAATATCTTGATGGTGCCATAATAAATCGCGGACCAGATAGGTTTTACCTGTATCACGACGCCCAATCATAACAATAACGGGCCCTTTATTTTCATCGGGTTTAAACGTAATTGTTTTCATATCGAATTTTTTTAATTCTAGTGTCATATAAAAAGTTATATTTATAAGACATAATAAAGAATACCGATAAACGTATCCCCACTACGTTCTATCTTATAAAATATTGTTTTATATGATATTATATCTAAATCTAATGGAAAATAATAAATTTATGATTGATTATTTCAAAAACAAAACGCCTGATATTGGCTATTTAGAAGATATTACCGAGACTATGGATGAAGGATATTCGCCATATAATATAAAAAATTTACAGAACTATCACCCCCTTTATAGCGAATTTTTCGAATTGAATTCGACCAATGCGAAAACGATTGCATTGAACCATCTCTATCATATAGTGGATTTAGATACCGTCAAAAATCGCAAAACGGGGGATTTATCCAAGGTGCCTATTTTCACCAAATTCGCGCCTTTGCTGGACCCGATTCATTATATGATTGGTAAATATTCTGCATTCGAGGGTAAAACGGTCGTTCTCCCCCAGAATACGTCTGATATGAATGAATGTATTCCTAAAATGAGTTCTATTTATAATGCGTCATATATAGATAATTTCTTCTACTATTTGACATCACAAATACTACATACACATGGATTTATACACGGAATGGATTATTACGGGTCTTTTCTTGGAATTCAGGAAAAATATCGCATAGATGTGGTTGATGATATCGAGTATTTAAACGATTCGTCTTTTTTTAAAAAGAATAGAGGAATTCTATTTGATGTTGAGAACCATTTTAACCCTTTTTCGAATTTTGGTTCTCGAAATAATAAAAATAAACTCGAAATAGGGGAGGAAGATTGTCTTATAGAAATAGATTCGTTTTCTTTAGATGGCGAAGCCATAGAAGAAAACGTAATTCTATGTGACAATATAGAAGAAATTTATGAAAAGGCGTCTTCTGTATGTTCGGGTTCGTCGTCTTCATCATCATCATCATCATCATCATCGTCATCGTCTTCCGATAGTTCAAATAGTTCAGTAAATGATAGTAGTGAAAGCGAGGGCGAGAGCGACAGCGAGGGTGAAGAATGGTCTAGTGTAGACGAAGATAGTATAAGTGAGGACCCAATTGTATATGCATATATTAAAAATTTCCCCGTACAAATGATTTGTTTAGAGAAATGCGATGATACATTCGATTCCCTTTTAATACGAGGAGAACTTGGAGAACAAGAATACGCGGCCATACTATTTCAAGTAATCATGATATTGGCTACATACCAAAAATGTTTTGCATTCACACATAACGACCTTCATACGAATAATATTATGTTCTCGAAAACATCGGCCAAATATATTGATTATTTGTACGCAGGTAAGTCATATAGGGTTCCTACTTATGGTCGGATATTCAAAATCATCGATTTTGGCCGTGCGATTTATACTTTCGGAGGAAAAGTATTTGGTAGCGATAGTTTTATTGCTGGCGGGGATGCCCATACGCAATATAATTGCGAACCTTTCTACGACGAGAAGAAAAAGCGTATCGACCCAAATCCCAGTTTCGACCTATGCCGCCTAGGCTGTTCTATCTACGATTTCATTTTAGACGAAGATACGGATTTGAAAAAAATCGACGAATTCCAACGGACTATTTTACGCTGGTGCATGGATGACCGAGGAAAGAATATTCTCTATAAGAAAAGCGGCGAAGACCGTTATCCCGATTTCAAATTATATAAAATGATTGCGAGAACCGTGCATGCGCATACACCGGAGGCGCAATTGACCTATCCATTTTTTAGTCAGTTTTCGACAAAAGAACACATAGAGATAGAAAAGGGGGAATCGGTCATGATAAATATTGACGAATTGCCCGTTTATATATAATTAGTATTTTATCATATAATTCTATATGACAAAATATACCACTAGACGCGCGAGAACTAGACATCGTATGACGAAAAAGAAATATATCGACCATTTGAAGAATTTATATCCATCATGTAAATTCGACCAAAAACGCGACGATTATCATCTATATGAAAAGCATAAAATCACGTATGGCGAAATGGAATATGAAGGTATGCAACAGCTATATTCTTATGTGAAAAAGGTAAATAGTCATATAGATACATTTATAGATGTGGGGTCAGGACGCGGGAAATTATGTATGTTTATGGCTGCGCAACCCGAAGTAAAACATGTTCTCGGTGTAGAATTAGTGACCCAGCGTCATAATGACGCGTTGGCATTGAAGGACGAACTCATTGTATATCAAGAAACGGGGAAAACCACGTCGAAGAGGGTACAAAAACATAATTGTTATGGGGGCGCAGCAGTGGTGGATTATGCGAATAAAGTGACATTTTTGAATCAGAATGTTTTAGAGATAGATTTGAATGGGTATATAGGAGGGGACGCGGTATTTGTTTGGTTCTCGAATTTATGTTTTGACCAATCGACGACGAATGATATTTTCGAGAAATTAAATCGGGAATTACCCAAAGGGTCGATAGTCTGTTGTTCAAAAGAACCGTTGGGTTCAAAGGAACCGTTGGGTTCAAAAGAACCGTTGGGTTCAAAGGAACCGGTTGGTTCAAAAGAACCGGTTGGTTCAAAAGAACCGGTTGGTTCAAAAGAACCGTTGGGTTCAAAAGAACCGTTGGGTTCAAAAGAACCGTTGTCAACAATAGGCGAATCACTAGGTCAAGCAATTATACCAATGTCATGGTCGCGAAATAGTACAGTATTTATGTATAAGACCATCTAGAACTCTGGAACACCCGTGAATATTTGCGTCGTCTCTGCCTTTAACACTTTACTCTCCGTGACTACATTGAAGAAATCCGTAATCGAACTATTCATATAGATGAAAATATAGGCAGATACTAATGTACATCCGAAAACAATAATCGAATCGCGCACCAAGAATTTCAGGGGTTTAGACTCTTGATTCAAATATTTTATTTCCACGATTTTGGCTAAACAAAAAAGTGCGACAGTTAAAATAGCAATGACAAAAACTTTTTCCATATACTTTTTTCTTTACTTTTTTATATTTATTCTTACGAATGGTCATATAGAAATATTTCTATATGACTAACCAGCGATTCTAATCGAAACGCCCACTGCTTCAGAACAATTCTTCTACATCATTCAGTAAAATATCCTCTTCCTTTACTGGTTTACCGTCCATATCAAATACTCCCAAATCGTTCAAATCGACCGCATCCGTATGGATACGTATTCTATCCTCCATCTCTTCTTCCTCCTCTTCTAATTTTCTCTGTAATGCGCGTTCGGTAGATATTTCTTCTAAACGTTCTATCGTCTTTGGTGCGCTGATTTTCTCTACTTTGTCCTCGCCATTAAGAACGGAATCAATATCATTAAAAGTGAGTCTAGTAACCACTGGCTCCTCGTCCAAGTTCTCGATAGCAGGAACCACAGAGGGGGGTTTATCGTCTTCTTCGTCGTCATCTGCCGTTTTATCAAATAGAATATTTTCTTTGGGGGCTTCGCCCCCCTTCGACTCCTCCCCCTCGGAGTTTGCAATGACGGGTTCGTCGATGTTCTCAATAATAACTTCCTCCTCTTGTTCGACGCTTTCGTCCATATATGCGCGGATAATAGCCTCGGTGGGAATGCTCTCGCGAATAGCCAACATAATACACTCCTGTACAATGTTCTCGAGTTCTCGGTGGTTCTTCTGTGTCTGAAGGGGTGTCACGTTCTTTTCAAATAGATAAATATTCATATAGACCTTACGTGCGACGTGGATATAGACTTTATGGATGAAACCGTCTAATTTAGGTATGGAGATATCGATTTTCTTCTGTTTATTTCCCACACGAATACAAGTGAGGACTTTCAATTGGATAATATGTACGCAGGTAATCAAATCCTCTAAATAATTACACCCGCTACGCTCTACAATACGTGCGCGCTCTTCCTCTACAATAATCGAATTCCATTTAGGGATACGCGAAAGCAGGTTCTGGAAAGTCATCAAATATTTATTGATTTCGTCCGTCTCCTGACAGAGTTTCCACGATTCGTTGAAAATCGACCGTATACCTTCGATGACTAATGGCGTAAAAATCGAGACCAAACGACTACACCATTCGTTACGGGCTTCATGTAGATTGGAAATGACAAAATCGTCCATTATATGCATCTAACGAAAATATTCTATATGACCCTACGCGAATATTTCACCTAAATTTATTATATGAATAATAATAGAATGTCGCGGAGATATATTATCCATTGAAGGCTGGATTGCCCTATAGATTCGAATCCATATCAAATATAGGATTTATAAATATTTTATCCAAAAGGAAAAACATCAAGAGTTTTTCGCATCGATATTCTCCTTTTATTTTATGAAAAAACAGAATAATTTCTGTTTTGGAATTCGATTCTCGAAGCCAATGAATAATATCTAATGCCGAATATCCCATTTCATATAATTGTACGGAAAGATTTGCCAGATATTTATGGTCTTGGTTCGATATGTCATATAGAATATTTGATAAACATTCTTTTTTCTCTTTTCGTTTTTCTTCGCTATTCGAAAATCCTTTTTCCAAGTGATATTGATGGAGATTTATTATATGACCTTCTTTATCTGTATATTCTGGAATATATATTTCGCAGAATCTGGATAATATAGGATTTAATAATTTATGTTTATTTTCTACTATAATGAAAAATCTGGTATTGTTGCTGAATAATTCGATACATCTTCGAAGTGCACTTTGTGCATCAATCGTTAAATTATCTGCGTTTAATAATACGATTATTTTGAAAAGGACGCCTTGATTATGCTGGATATTGGACTTGGCGAAAAATTTGAGTTCTTCTCTTATGAATTTGATGCCTTTGCCGTGGGCGCAATTCACGAACATAATATTGGATTTCATTTTGATTTTATC